GATAGGTGGGGTACGGCGCGACATAGTTTACCGTGTCCTGCACGTTGACCGTGATCAGTGTGCCAAGCCCCGCCGAGGTGGGCAGGCCGCAGCCGCAGTCAAGTTTGGAGTTGATGGCCGCCGCGACATCTGCATCCGCGCCACCGCTGACGATGATGGCAATCGAGTGAGCAGGGATAGGATAGTGGGTCGTGCCGGCGTTGATCGCCGTGTCACCGCCGTTGTTGTACACGTAGGCGTCCGTGACGCCCGTCACGTTGCCGATGGCCGCGCGCACGTTAGCCGGCTGGCCGACGCCGCCAATTTCGACCGATTCTGACCGGCGCTGCTCGAAGGACTGGCGCGATTCGGTGTCCGTGCCGGGTGTGCTGGCCACGCTGTTGCTGATGCTCTCCCACCCTGGCACCTGCTGGTAAATCGTCAGGTCATTGACACCCGCTGCCGGTGCGCTGCCGGTGACCGTCGCCTGGAGTGTCACTGCAGCCGTGCTGAGCGGCCCGAACGTGACGTCCGTGGTCGTCGCCCAGATTGTGTCGTCACTTGACTGGGCTAGCGAGCCGGCGGGTAGCAGTTGCGACGGCGTGCCCACGACGGTCGCTGCGACGGTCGCTGCGGTCGCCGCCTGGCGAGTTAGAAAGTAGATGCGCCCCAGCGCGTCCTGATAGGTGCCCTGCGAGGTCATCGGGTCGACGTTGGCGACCATCTGGGCGAGCGCGGCAAAGAACGCCGACACCATGTAGGACTGCGACTGCTGCAGCTGCCCCTGAGGCGTCGTCAGCTCTGTGTTGAGCGTCTTTCCCGTGAGGGCGAAGGCTTGCACCCAATCCTGTTGTACGCCCGCCAGCACGGCCTGCGGTGCGGGAACGGATACGCCCGTAGGGGTAAAGGTCGGCAGAGGTACGTTGGTGGTCATAGGCCGATTCTATCCGATGTCGGGCGAGCGTTAGAGGGTCATGTTACCGGTATTGCTCGGGCCCGTCTGGACGCCCGGGTGCACGTGGTTGTTGACGCTGCCGCGCGGCACGATGACATCGGGCGCCGTGATATTCAGGTTGGTCGTGATGCCGCTAGCAGTCATTTGCCAGGTGCCCGAGCCCGTCGTCTGGGTGATGCCGTTGGGCGCCGACATCGAAATGGTCGTGGCCGCTTCCAGCGTCAGTGTGTCGGTGGACTTGATGTCGATCCCGCCGGCCGGATTGAACTTCACCCACTGGGTCGGGTCGGCGTTCAGCACGCCACCAAAGTAAAGGCCGTCTGCCGTATTGAACGCCCGGTTAGTAGGCGCGGCGCCTTCCTTCTGGGTCGCGATCACGTTGGTGATGTCACGCTCGGCAAAGATAGCCAAGCCGATGTCGCCCACGACGGGCGCGAGAACGATCGCCGAATGGCCGCCCTGCAGCTGAAAGTAAGGTATTTTGTAAATGGGCGTCTGGGCGATGACGTATCCGTTGGTATCCTGGTCCAGCACCAACGGCTGCACGTCGACAAATCCCACCTTACCCGCCGTGGGGTAGACCGCCAGCACCTTCACCAGATCGGCCGTGTGGATCTGCCGAATCAGGTTGGTGATGATGAACAGTTGCGCCTGATCGGGGTCGAATTGCGCCTCGAACGGACTGTTGTACTTGGCCGGCGGCGGGGTAAGTGTGGTTGTCGACATGGCCTAGCCTCCGTAGAGCTCGACGCTGACGACCGTCCATAGCGTGCCGGCCACCTGCGCCGTAGCCACCGTCTGCGCGGTCGGCAGGTCCACCGCATTGATCAACACCGACCGCTGGGGGTAGACCGGATGTTTGAACCAGGCCAGGTAAGGCGCTACGACGCTAGCCATTGGTTACCCCCGCGGGTTGTCCGCTGTTGTTGCCCTTCGCACCGAACGAGTTAGCGGCAAGCTGTGTCGTCCACTGGCCGCCCGGCAGATTGGGCTCTAGTGTATGGGATAACACGGCGGCGACCCATAGCGTGCGCGTCACGAAGTCAAACTCAGGCACCACGATATTGAGCGCGCAGCCGGGCGTGATCAATGGGTTAAAGAGCGTGGCAAGCGTTAACCCACTGGTGGAATACACCGGATAACCCTGCAGGCCCGTGTCGGCCGACACGTCAATTTCGTCAGACGTGAGGGGCGCTAGCGCGGTGCGCACCTGCAAGCGCTGCAGGTTCGGCGTCCAGGTCAGGTCAGGGTAGTGCGCCATGAGCTGCCCGACCTGATCTAGCGCCGCGCCCGTGACGCGTGTAGCTGGTAGCTGGTAGGTCGGTGCACTCGCGGCGTAGTCGACCTGGAAACCGGCCGGGCCGGCGATCGCTTCCAGCGCGGACTTGAGCGTCACACCGCCCGGCGTGCTGTAAGGGCTCGCCGGCTGCAGGGTGAGCGCCATGCCGGCGTTTGCCTCGATGTCTAGAAACACCTGCGGCATGCGCGAGGCGTTCACTGCTGACCAGGTGATGACGCCTTGGAAGAACGGTATAAAGCCCGAGCCGTCCCAGACGTTGATCATCACGGTGTCAGTGCCTTGCGGCGTGAGAGATTCCAGCCACAGGCGCGCAATCTGGTTCATAGTTGCCAGCGGCACGCCGTAAATTTCAATCTTGGCGTTGCCAAACTGCTTGCCGCCCTGACGCACCATGATGCGCATGCGGTGCTGCTGAAACGTGTAGGTCTGCTGCGCCGGATTGCCATTGGCATCGGGGCGGCTGACCGTCACAACCACCTGGGCAATGCGTGCAACATACGGATTGAAGGGCATCAACGCACCGCCGAGTTATACGACTGCACGCCACTTTGCCGCGCAATGCCAGTGGCTAGCTCGTTTGGCGTGTTGGCCACCACCGTCATCGACTGGATCGAGAAGGTGTTTCCCGCCGTGTCCTTTGAACCGTTTGCGCTCGACGTCTGCGCGCCGTTCGCACGTTGGTATTGCGCAGCAATATCCGCCGCGCGCTGGCCGCGTTGGGCATCGGCCGCCGCGTCGCCGTGTGCCTCGTAAACTCGAGAGTAGGCCGAGCCCAACGCCCGCGCATCGTCGCCGCCACCGGCAAACGATTCGGCCAGCTTGGACTTCTCATAAGGGTCGGTCAGCATGAACTGAATCTGTTGATCAACGCTCGCCTGGTCGGGCGTCACGCCGTAGCGTGCGCGAAACGTTTCGGTACGGGGGCCGCGCCACTGCGCTAAACCGCGCGCGCCCGTGCCGCCGCCTTCCCTGTTGACGTTAGCCGGGTTGAGCGAGGACTCCGCCTGCCAATTCGCCACCACAGCCGCCGCCTGCGGCACGCTGAGGCCGTTCTGCACCAGCTTGCTGGTAAGGGCTAGGGCGTCGGAAGGCGCGGCCTGGCCGGGCGCGGCCGCGGCCGCGGCGGCAGGCGGCGCATTGATCCAGTCGATCGCCGTCTGCGCCGGCGCCGGTCCGTTGGCGCGCGCGTTCTTGACCGTCTCGGACCATAGATTCTTGGTCCACTCCCACGCGCCGCCCACGTCGGCCTTGAACTGCGGGTTCAGTTTCGGTAGCAGGCTGGACGCCCAGGCTGTGACGTCCTTGAGCACTTGCCACAGTTCCTTCAGGCCGAAGGCCACCACGTCCACAACCTGACCGACAGCGTCGAGCGCGACCTCCAGCCCGTGCAGTGTGGCACCGAGCGTCGGCGATTCCTTGTTGACGACAGTCATAAAGCCGTCGAGGCCGCCACCCGCGGCCGCCACCCTGTCTGCGAACGCGCTAGCCTGCACGGCCGCGCGTGACAGCCAGTCGGCGACACGTTCCGTCACCGGCTGCAGCGCCGTAGCTAGTGTGTTAGATAGGCTGACTGCGCTGGCTTTCATCGCGGCTAGCGCATCGGACACGGCGTCCAGCGCCTTGCGGTTCTCGGTGGACGCTTCGGCCAGCGAGCGCGTGTAAGCCTCGCGGGCATCGGTCTCCGACTTGATCATCAAAATCAGGTCGGGTGACACGCCCTGTGCCGATAGTGTCGATTCGAGGTGTTGCTGCTGGGCAGGCGCGGCGCGGCGATAGACGTTCTGGGCGTTCGCCAGGATGTCAGGAATCGCCATGTCGGGCGACACGTTGATGCCCGCACGTGCGAATGCCTGGAGCGTCGGCGCCTCACCGGTGAGACGGAACTGTTTCTGCTCTTTGGCCAGATTGGCAATTGCGTCCGCGCCGGCATCCGCGTCCGCGCCCAGGCGGCGCGCCGTGGAGCCCCACGCCTGCAACTCACGGTTCGATAGGCCCGTGCTGACGCCCTGCCGGCGCAGGCCGAGCTCGAACGCGTTAAGCGACGTGAGCGAACCGACGATAGCGGCGCCCAGGCCCGCCACCGCTAGCACGACGGCGCCCATGGTCTTAGTGAACGCTTTGGCTTCGGTCGTCAGTGCGCGCCAGCGCTTCTGCTGGCCCTCGTCCCGACGCTTGCGCTTGACATCGCGGTCTTTTTGCTTGGACTCGGTTTTGTCGACCTGGTCATCGACCTGCTTTTCGGCTTTCTTGTACTCGTCCGCCTTGAGGCGGAGCACCACCACCAGCTCGTCTACCACATTAGCGTCAGTCATAGGTCAGCCCACGATGTAGGCGCTGGCGTTTGCAAGCGCGGTTTGCGGGAGGCTGGCGACGGACGTGAACAGCTGCCCGAGCTGTTGCACCGGCCCTGCGAGTGCTTCCAGCGGGTTGGTGTAGCCGCCCGCGCTGGAATCGATTTGGGTCACCTGCGTGAAAATCAGCTGCAGGCGCAGGATGTTGCTGCCGCGGTCCGGGCGCGTCTCGTACGACAACCCGGTCAGGGTGTAGTCGACGAACACATCCTGCGGCGAAATGAGCGTGTACAGCTGCAGCGGATTGTTCGCCTCCAGCTGGCGGATCGCCGCGAGCCAGGAGAAGCGCGCGAGATCGCTGCCCGTCTTGATCATCTCGACCGTTACGGTCTGCGGCCGGCGCACCTTGTTGTAGAGCGCGAACGCGCCCGTTTCCACCGGATAGTCAGAAATCTGCGTTTCGTACCGCGGCGAAAACTCGCCCCACGAGGAGGGGATGGTCAGCGGGATCAGGCTGTCAGACGCCACCACCGCATAGATCGGCGTCGGCGGGTTCAGGCTCGGAATGTTCGACGCAATGAGCGCCAAAGCATTAAAGGCTGCGACCGACGCGACCATGATCTTACGCTCCCATGTCGAAATTCAGCTTGACGAACGCTAGCAGGATATCCCCAAGCGTGCGGATCTCGCGAATGTCAGTGGGGAGTAAAGCGCGCCACGCCTCGGGGTGCTGCGGGTCCGGTGCGATGCGGACATAGCGCAAGGCTTCGGTCACCAGCGCGTGGACGGCGGCCGGGTCCGCGCCCTGGAGTACCTGCAGAATCGCGTCAATCGACTCGAAATTATCGCCATCGCCCTTGGTCATCAAGGCGGACAGCAGCGCTTCGTAGCTGGCCACCTTGAGCGCGGACAGTAGGCGCAGGACGTAGCCCGACAGCGCTAGCGGGTCGACTTCGGAGACTTCAAAGCGCTTGCTGGTGTCGCGGCCGTAGCTGGCAAAGAACGCGGTGACCTTGGTGTCATCCATGGTTAATCCTTGTGGGCTTGTTGTTGGTAGGCGCGCCAGGCGTGGATCGCCTCGACGTTGACCAGTTCGACCAGATTGAACACGTCCTCGGTGCTAAGCACCGTCTCAAGTTCGCGGTAGGTGGCCTGTTTGGAGTGTAACACCGCGGCGATATGCGGCGAACAGAAGGCGGCGCGGGTGTCAGCGCTGCCGGACTTGATCGAGGCAATCTGCATGGCGATCGGGATGCCGACCGTCTCGCGACCGATCAGGAACCCCACGTGCAGCAGCAGGGCAGCCTGCTGGAGCCGTGAGATCGAGCGCCAGTCCTTGAGGTGATGCACCACGTCCAGGCGCTCACCACTGACCAGCGTGCCATCCACGAAGGGCTGGAGCAGCAGCGAACCGCGCTCGCCGAGCGCCCGCACCGCCTCGGTGTGCTTCATGGCCAGGGCCACCACCCCGCCCTCGGGCGCCTCGCCTATGGCCGCCAGGGCGGCGCGGGCGCAGCGGTCCGCCACCAATGCCGGTAGCTCGGTCAGCTCGATGGCGCGGCCACTGTCGCGGCCGGTCAGTTCGACGCGCGCGGACTTAAGCACGGGGTAATTGCGACGTGTCGAAATCGTCAGGCACGCGACAGATGACGACCGTCTCGCCTTTACCCCCTAACGCTAAGTTGTTGCTGTTAGGCGCCAGACACAGCACGTAGTCCGCTGCGCCAAGTGCGTTCAGCTCTGCGCAGACTTCGCGAGACCAAGAGGTCGCCAGCATGAATGAGACGAGCTTCATACGAAAGCCTCCACGGCCCGGCGCCAGCGGTCGCGGTCGCCCCCTTCCATGTAGAACTTGCTGGCCGTGATCAATTCCTCGACGGCGACTTTCAGCGCGGCATAGTCGCGCTGGTGGCCGCGCACGGTGCCGGGCTTGAAGTACTCGGGGAACATGGCCGCGTCGTCCATGTAGGCCTGGACGGCGTACAGCGTGGCCAGTGCGTCGATACGTTTGGCGGTCATCACCAGTTACCCCCTGCGGTTTCGGCTTCGCCGAACGTGCACGGTCCGCACATGCCGGTCGCAGGTACGACCGGTACCTGGCCACAAACTTCGCACTCGTGGGCCCAGTCGGGCGCAGTGCTGTTTGGATCAAGCGCCGCGGGTTCGGTGCTGTTCGGGTCCATGTGCCCGACGCGATGTCTGGCGGTCATGGCAGCACCCGATCAATCCAGGTAGCTAGCGCCATCACGCCGACGGCGAGGCTGCAGGCCCCGATCAGTACCAGGGCATAGATCAAATCATCACGGCGTTTCTGTTTCATCGGTGCGGCCTTGTGGTGGTTGGTAAGGCGAATCTAACGGCATGTCGGCAGCTTGTCAAGTACCCAGAAAGGGAAAGGGCCAGCGAGTTGCCCCGCCGGCCCTTTCTGCTTGCTACAGCCACCACAACCGCGCAAGCCACGTCGCACCACACCAGGGGAGACGCCTACACCCTAGCCGTCACCCATGCCGTTGTCAAGCTGCGTTATGGATAGGTCACGCCGCCATTGTCGTCAGGGTCGCCGTAGAGCAGCAGATACTGCGTGCCAAACCCGGTGTAGACCGGATCCGACGTGCCTAGCAGGTCGACCCAGAAAAGCCCGTGCGGCAGACCGGTGTAGGGCGACGAGTTGAGATTCGTACGGTCCAGGCAGATGCGGCCCGCGGCGATGCTCACGCCGTTGTACACGATGTCAGCGAACAGGCCGCCATCGGTGGATGTCAAAGTGAACTGCGCGGTTTGGTTATCCAGCACGCAGGAAAACGTCTGGATGGCCAGGGGCAGCACGGGGATGACTTGATAGCTCACAAGGCCACCTGGCCGCCGTTGCCGGCGATGTCGGACACGTTGAGTACGCCGCCGATGACGCGCTTGGATCCGGCCGTGAAGGTGAACTGCGCCAGCGCGGTAGCGCATAGAGGTACCTTGAGCGCCTCCGTGTTGAAGACCGACTGCAGCAGCGACAGGTTGGGCGGTCCGCCGAAGTACGCAGGGTAATTAATGCCCTGCGTAGTGTCGAAATACACCTCGCCTTGCCAGGCCTGTACGCGGGTAGCTACGTCCTGGGCAAGCCGCATGCCTGGGCTGGTCTGGTCGCTCTGCGGCGTAGCGTCGCCGACCGTGCGCAGGTTCCCGCGCGAATCCGTGTCCAGATCCCAAAGTGTGATATCGAGGGCCAGCGTGTCGGTCATGGCCGCATGGTAGCGCGCCTCTGGGTTTAATTCCATTTCTCGAATCGTCAGCCTCACGACAGTGAATACTGAGGACTGACGAGATTCTTGTCAGTTTCCTATAAAGCCCTCTACTCCCTATTATACAATAAATAGAAACCCCCCTTTGTACTTATCTCTGAATTCTGTTTTGGTAGACTCTCCGTGTAGAGTGTTTTCTTGTCAGTTCGTCAGTATCGTCAGTA